TTTGTATTACCTGCCGCTGTACCCCATGCTCCGCCACCAGGTACATGATCTAATATTAAATATCTTTGTCCAGTTGCTGCCGCTGGTAAATTAGTACCAGGTCCACTTGTTGTTGGATCTATTATAGCATTAACAGGACTTAATGTACTACCTGGAAGTGTATCTGTATCTAAAGTAATAGTTAATTTATTAATTATTGTAGGATGAAATTCTATAGTACCAATAACATCATTTAATACATTACTAGGATCTGCATCTCGTTTAAATCTTATTTGTGATATACCCGGGCGGGTGAGTCCAAAATCATCTAAATAACTTTTCCAAGATAATATATCTCCTGCATCATTTGTTTCTGCGCCAGTTGGATATAATAATGTAGCTTCATTATTTAAAAATTTAACCTGGTTATTTGTATGTGTAGTAATAACATATTGTGTAGGTGCGCCTGGTACTAAATTTCCATCTCTAAATGAATCTAATTCTGCATCAGACATTTCTTGTAATTTAGATATAATTGTATGTATAATAGTTTGTCTATGAACTTTTGCGGGAGGATTAAGCCATATAGGTGTTAAAAATTGCACTGTAGCAACATCTATTACATCATCTACACCTACAGGAACTTGTCTAATAGACCAATTTACATTTGTCATTTCTGTATATGTTAATGCAGACCAGTCAAATTCGTTATCACTTGTCATAATATTTACAGACGGATTAAACAAAACTAAAAGTTGTTCTATAATTTGTAATTTTTGATCTGTATTAGAAGACCACACATCAACATTAAATGTTAAGTTATATGGCACCGGCATATATCTTTCAATTGTATATGTATCTCCTACTTCCTCTTTATATGTACTAGTTGTATCGTCAAATGCTTTTTCATAAACTTCTACCTTTTCGACATGTTGAGGATATTGGCGCCTCTCCGGCGTAAATGCTAAATCTGTTATATATACTGATAACATAGGTACTACATTCATCATGTTTTCAGAATTTTGTTTCATAACATGTGACGCCATACGAGATGAGTCACCATATCTAACAGGTATTTTTTGAAACAAATCATTACCTGCATCATCTTTTCCCATCTTTACAGAAAATTCACTAAACAATCTTATAAATTGTAAAATGTATCTGCGTATTTGTTCATCATAAAAATATAGCATTATACGTCACTCTTTGGTTTAATAACTTTACTTAAAGGTTGTCTTTCGTTAAATTCTTCACTATCAATAATTGCTGTTTTTGCGTCATTTACAAAACTTTCTGCATTATATGTACGTTCGCTCCAAGTTTTTGTGCCTGGTACATTATCATATAACCTATGCCATTTTGTTCCACGTCTAACAAATAATCTATGTGGACTAAAATCATTTCTTACAAAATAGTCACCCTCATGTGCAGTTGCTGGAAATGCTATACCTTGAGGTATAGTTTCTCCCATGTATTCATCATATGTTGCAGGATCTGATGCTGATTCATAATTAAACAAATGTTCAGTTAACGGTACACCTGTTGGATTATCATCTTCGGCTGACTCTACAATTGCTTCGGAAATATCAAATTCTATAGGAGCAGTTGATAAATCAGCAGCTAACGAATCTGGATCAGCCGCAGGTGAACCATCTGGTCCCGCTTCACTAAATCCAATAATATCTTTGTATTCTTGACTATCGGTTACTGGTGCAGCTTTAACACGCCAAATATGTGGAAACCATGTTTGTGAAAAACCTTCCGCTCCACGTGATGCATCTTGTACAACGTAAAATTTATTAATTGCATCCGCATTTGGATCTAATAATAAGTCGTCTCTTAAATGAGGTAATTCAAATACATCACCTGGCATTAACTTACGACCAAGTTTTTCTACCATATCATTAATATGGAAGTTTATAAAAAGAACATCATTGCTTAAAAATAAGCCAAATTGTGTTAGATCAAAATCATTATCACCTACATTATATACACCACGAAGTTCGTAAATGTCTTGATCATATTTACGATCTCTGGTTTCTAAAAATAGCAAATCTTGTATATCTATTTCTGTAGACCCACCACTAGCCGTATAGTTTGGTTTAGATGGATCATTTGTAGCACCTTGTTCCTCTGGTCCTAGGTACTTATGTACCAAAAAGGCTGTACCACCTATAAGGAACTGCTCGCGAATAGAATTGTCTATAAAATTAAAATCATTAGACTTATGTTCTCGCCACAATGATAGTCTTGGCATATTGTTTTACCTCTTATACATATTTATCTTGACAAATATTTAAAAATTTATTATTATAGTACTATATAATATATTATGATGATATATAGTAATTATGAGTCCTAAAGTGCTTGGAATTAAAATTCCGAAGAAAAAGCGGAAAACAAGTAAGTCTCAACACCTTGCTTATACCGGCGAAGAACCGGATTGGGAGGTGTTTATGCAAACTAATCCCGATAAAGAAGCAATACATCGCGAACGAACTAGGAGTTATGATTGGTATAATTATTATCATAAAAGTAGTTCATTATTTCGTGACGTAGAAAAATGGATGAAGGATAACAGTTATACAAAGGAAGATATTAAAGCATGGAAAGCAGCTGAGGCATGGCGTACTTCAATGACTGTGGCATCTTCTTGTAAATTACTTAATAATGGCATGCCGGATATTATATTACAACCTTATAATGAAGAAGTAGAACCTAAACCTGTAAGTGATTATATAAAAAAATCACTTAAAGAAGTAATAGAAATAGGTTTTAAACGTTTAGAAGAAAAAACAGAAGAAGTAACAAACTCTAAGGAGAAGGTAGTAGTGTCTATTCAAGAAAGAATGAGGGAAATATCTGCTTTTATGATAGAAGATATAGAATCCTGCGTCGATACATTTCATGATGATATGATAAAATTTAACTTAAAAGAATTCGAGCCTATTACAATATTGCGTCAAAAAGATGCAAAAGCAAATCATGCAAGAATAATAAAAACTTGGTATCAATCAGATGGTGCTGATTATGAATATCTCGTACATCCTAACAAAAATAAAAATAATGATCAAGATCAATTAGATGAAGCATATGGACATTTATCAAAAGTAGAAAAAAAGAAGGCAAATGACTTTTATAAAAAAATAGTAAGTGCATGTGATATTGTTATTAACGAACAAAAAGTTAGACGTAAGCCTCGCGCCGTTAAAGCAAAGCGAGCAGAAGATGTAATTAAAAATCTTAAATTTCAAATGAGTGATGTTTCTTACGGAATAACATCTGTTCCTCCTGTAGAAATAGTTGGTTCTGTTTTAACTGTAATTTTTAATACAAAAACACGTAAGATAGGATTATATATTGCAGAAGATTCTAGTGGATTATCGGTTAAAGGAACAACAATATATGGCTATAATGAAGAAATATCTGTACAAAAGACTTTACGTAAACCAAAAGATCAGTTAAAATTATTTAATGTTGCTAAAACAAAACTAGTAAAAGAGTTCGAATCTTTAAAGACAGCAGATACTAAATTGAATGGTAGAACAAACGAACATTGTATTATACTTAGGTGTTTCAAATAAATACAACTATAGGAGTATAATATATGGCAGCTAGAGACGATTTAACAAAAGAAATAGAACTCAGGTTAGGCGGAGGAATGGTCGATGTTGAACTAGATCCGGAGCACTATAATTTAGCAATAGATAAAAGTTTAGAAAAATATCGACAACGAAGTGAAAATGCTGTTGAAGAAAGTTTTCTTGTCTTACAATTAAAACTTGATTTAAATGAATATACATTACCTTCAGAAGTTATAGAAGTAAGACAAATTTATCGTAGAGCAGGAACAAGTATATCTAGCGGAATTGATATTGAACCATTTGAAGCTGCATATTTAAATACATATCTACTACATAGTGGTCGAGCGGGAGGCATGGGCGTATATGATGCACTTGCACAACATGTAGAAACATTAGGTAGATTATTTGGTGCATATTATAATTTTACGTGGAATACAGTTTCTAAAAAATTGACTATTCATAGAAAAATTAAAGCAGTAGATGATGTTATACTTCATGTATATAATTTTAGGCCAGCGGATAATTTATTAATAGATGAATATGCTAGACCATGGCTTAAAGACTACGCATTAGCACAATCAAAATTAATGCTTTCAGAAGCAAGAGGTAAATTTGCTCAAATTGCTGGCCCCCAAGGCGGAACATCATTAAATGCAGAAACTTTAAGAACAGACGCCCAAGCAGAAATAGACAGACTTGAACAAGAACTAACACTTTATAGTGAGGGTGGCACACCAGCGACATTTGTTATAGGATAATATGATAATAGGCCTTTGTGGATTTGCAGGCTCAGGGAAAGGAACTCTTGCCGATATTTTGGTAGAGAATCACAACTTTCGTAAAATCAGTTTTGCAACTAAATTAAAAGATGTAGCATCTGTTATGTTCGGATGGGATCGTGATCTGTTGGAAGGTATTACAGACGAAAGTCGCGCATGGCGTGAAGAAATAGACGAATATTGGAGCAACGAGTTAGAACAAGAAGTTACTCCCCGTATAGTATTACAAATATTTGGTACGGATTGTGTTCGTAACAACTTACATAATAATATTTGGGTTAGTATAGTTAAAAAAACATTAATTGATAATCCTGATGTAAATTGGGTAATACCCGATATTAGATTTCCTAATGAAGTAGATGTTATACAACAACAGTTAAATGGTTCAGTATGGTGGATTAAGCGAGGAGAATTACCAGACTGGTATCGTACTGCCGCAGTAGATAATGAAATAGGATCAAATGATATGCTAACTACATATTCAGAAGTACACGAAAGTGAATATAGGTGGATCAATACTCAATTTGATAATATAATTGAAAATGATTCCTCTATAGAGGAATTAGGGTATATTGTTGCCCTTCTAATGCATAGGTAATATTATGGTAGACACACATCATCAATTAACACTGTATATAAATGACGCATGTTCTAAAGGTTGTTCTTTTTGTTTTATACCTGATGAAGTAAAAGCAATAGATCGTGAAATGAGTATACCTATGCTTGAACGTCTAATAGACGAAGTTGGTGTAACTCATTTTCAAATACAAGGCGGCGAACCTACAGAACATTCGCAGTTTAAAGAAATTATGCATAT